CTATATCTAACATGTAAGAAAGGTCTCTTAGCGTTTTTACCAAGAATTTGGTCATAAACACTAGTTGATCCAGCTGGTACAAGAAGTCCGTTTACACGTCCTGATCCTGCTCCTGTTGGAAGTCCACCTCTCATAGTTGGGTCATTTAAGTATTTCCAGTCAGTCTTGTAGAAGTCATAACCTCTTCTGAAACCTGAGAATCCTAAATTTAACGCCATTTCTTCGTCATTGTCAAAAAGACCATATGAAGTACCACCTGCTCCGTAAGAGTTTTGGGCAGCTAACATATCATCAATGTCAAAGGCAAATTGTCTGTCAACAAATAATACGTTTTCTTCAATTGCTCCTTGCTTGTCTAGACGACTAATTACATTATCAAAGTCAGCTAACACTGTTGGGTTTCCACCGTCCCAGATATTACCTCTTTGTTGTACAGCATAGAAAATACCATCAGATCCAGCTCCAGGATCAGCAGCACCACCTGCACTACCAAGAATGGCAGCAGCACCTGAGTTTGTCTCAGCGGGTACAGCTTCAATCATTGCTGTTTCTAGATAATCGTCAAATCTAAGTCTTGTTTCATGCTCAGATTTTAGATACCATAGGTATCCTGTTCCACCGTCTTCAGTAGTAATCTCAATCCATCCGATTTGAGCCATATCAGATCCAGATACATTGTAAGTATCTTTGATGATAATAGGCTTATTGTCAAAGATGAAATCATTTGATTCAAGAGATCCAGCCATTCCAGCAGTACCTTTTTTAAATTCAGATCCATAGATGAATACAGTAACGTCGGCATTACCAACACCTGTACCAGCAGTTACTAAACCTCCAGCTTCGTAGAAGTCAGCAGTAAACTGTCCTCTTCCACCACCAGCATTATTAACCGCACTTACTACAGCTTTGTTTGAACCTGAGCCATCGTTTTGTACAACAACTACTGTCTGTCCAACTCTAATAACTTGCTCTGCAGCTGTAGGATCTAGTACATCATTAACTTGAAATACAACTTGGTCTGCCGCACCAGCTCCTGCTGATCCAACATTAGTGTATTTAGTATGTAGTCTACCTTGCTCTGCCCATTTGATTAAGTCAGAGTTAGTAGGCATCTCAGCACCCACCATACGTAGGAAAGATGAGATAGTTCTGTTACCGTAACGCTCGAATTCTTTTTCGTAAGTGTCAGGTAAATATTGATTTAACCAATCGAAATCTGCATTGGTTAGATAATTTTGCGCTGTCGGAGTTCTTTCTGAACTTGGCGTTAGCGCAAAAGTAGGAGTACTTTTGACTTGTCCTGCCATGATAATAAATTTTTAATTAATATTAAGTTCTTTTTACACTTTTAATTCTCAGACCATTGCTTGAAGGCGATGATACTGATTTAACTTGAAACCCAGATTTAGCAACTGCTTCAGGAGTTGAGCGTTCAGACATGTCAATGTTTTTTGTCTTACGCATCACATTTTCTGTTGCACTTGATTTACCTTGCTCATAAAAAAACTGAGCAAACTTTTCGGGATTCATTGCAATAGCTAAAGATCGATGGTATCCTTCTGCATCTTGTAAAAGACCTTGATCGTCAACAAATTTATTTACAAAATTCATTGGTGTTTCTTGAGCTTTTTTTAATTCAGAAGCATTACCAGGTGTAAAGAATAATTCGCTTTGATCTAAATTGAACTTAAAACCTTTAAATTCATTGTTGAATATTTCGTCGCTTTTTTTGACAAACCATTCGCTTTTGCGTTTAGCCTCTTCCTGTTGACTTTGAGCCGTATTAACATACTGCTTATAAGCATTATATTCTTCAGTATCAGTGAACGGTTTTTCCCTTGACTCAAGGGGCAACTTGTATTGTTCTTGCTGTTCCTTAAAAAACTTTTTTGCTTTAGCAGTAATTTTTTTCTTTGATAATTTAATTTTTTTAATTGCTGAATCATCATCTATTTCCTCATCGTATTTATAATCTTCCATTAAGGAATCTATGTCTTCAGGATCTAAACCTTCCTCAGTAATTGTCAAATATTCTCTTACCAAAGTATCAGGATTAACATCTGAATAATCTCTCTGTAACTTTACAAAGTCTTCGATGCTTCTTCCTGTTTCTTTTTTATACTTAAAGTAAGCCGCAACATCTTCAGGCATTTCTGGCGCCTCTTCTCTTGCGGTAACCAATTCATCAATAGAATTGATTTCCTTACCGTATCTATTTCCAATATATGAAAGAACTTCTTCTTCGGATAATTCTTTAGAAGCAATCTGTTCTTCAGCTAAATCCTCTTGGGGTTCACTTGCTGTATTTTCTACTTCATCCTGCTTTTCTTCTAATACTTCAGCCGCAGGTTCGTCTTTTGATTCTACCTTAGTTTCATCATCAAACTTCAATTCTTGTTGAGCTTCATGCTTGTCTAACAATTCTTGCTCTACTTCTTGTACTGACTTTTCTTCAACGTCAGTTAATTCTCTTACTTTAATTTCCATTAGATTTAGATTTGATTTTATTAATTACAAAGTTATATAATATTTATATACACTTTTAACACTATCTAGGCTCAAACTCAGCTAAGTCAAAACCATCCAAACTGTCTTCATTTGATTCAAAATTTAAAGGTGGAAGGTTGTTTTTTCTTTGATTTATTAACTTTGACTGTTCGGTGTTTTGCTGACTAATCCTTTTGCTTTTTCCATCTTCTCTAGATTGCTCGCGATTAGATAAAGCCATGCCATCCATATTGCGCAGCTGCAGGTTATACTTAAACTCTTGCTCCATTAATTGACTTTTAAGCTGGGCTTCAACTTTATTACGCTCAATCTCAAGCTGCATCTCTCCTTGCTTATACTTCAATTTACCTTGTGTTTCAAGGTCTATTTTTTGCATGGCAACTTGTGCGGCTAACTCTTGAGATTTAAGTTGCTGCTGAGAAATCATAGCTTGTTTTTGCATTTCTCTTTGTTCGTCCCGCTCCTGTTTTGATTTACGTTTAACTTTAAGTAGTTGATTTGCTAGCTTAAGATTTTTAATTTCCCTTATATCTATAGCATCTTCTAAGTTAATGTCACCTTTTGATAAAGCCATTTGAATGTTTTGCTCAAGCATAGCTTTTTGTTCTTCATCCGGAGATAACTCTATAAATACGCCAAAGTCATAAATATATAAATCAGATATCTCTCCCAAAATACTAACATTGTATTTTCCTATTTTATTTACAAAGTCTTCTTTGAAATCTGCGTATTCTAAAATATCAGCCACCCTATACGTTAAGGCTTCCGCCAAAGTACGATATATGTAAAGACTTCCGTCTAATATATGACGGGTAGCTGTATTTGAGCTAAGGGCTGCTAATTTTTGAACTCCCACTAGTGCGTCTGAGTTAGGTGTTGAACCATCTCTAGCCTCATTTAGTCCTGTCACGGATCTTATCATGTCTAGATAATGGTTGTAATTAGCTATCAACATTTGTGTCTTAGAGGCGCCTGAATTACTAGTGAGCTGCTGTATAGGAACTTTCCCCTGATTGTAATCTCCTTCTTGAGTATAACTTCTTCCAATTACACTACCAGTTTGAAAATACAATCTTAAAGCATCTTCTGGATTATATGCTGCACCCGTGCCAAGATCTACTTCGTTTAAACCGTCAGCATCAATATACACTCCATCAGGAACAACTCTAGCTATAACTTGTTGTAATTTTAAATGAGTCATCTGGATTAGGTCAGCAAATGGAATCATTCTTCTTACTAGTGATTCAATAACACCTTTATACATACGAGGAGCTGCAGCCACATAATTTGGCATTGCATGCTGAGATGAGGACTTAGGTCGCACCATATTCTTGGCTAACTCCCACTTTAATATAATATTAGTCCCCATGACCATAACGCCATCATACCAAACATCAATTGTTTTTTCTATCTTTTCAAACTTTCCCTCCTCAAGCATTTCTTCAGGGGGATTAAAGGTATCATCCTTTTCGATCATACGGGTAGCACCGCTTTCATTTATCTTTTTCTTGTAGACCATTTTTTTGGTGGTCTTATAGTTAAAGTAAAGAAGGGTACAAGTATCTCTATAGAATATATCATTTTCGTAATACTGTGCGGTATTGAAATAGTCATACCAGCTTTGGCTATATTGCGATATTTGTTCTAAATCTTCAGTTGTTAGGCTAGTATCAATTTTATTTAATTCCGTTATGGATACTGTTTTAATTTCTCCCCAATAAAAACAATCTTTAAAAAAGGGATCTTCGGTATAACTATAAACAACGTTAGCGGGATCTACATAAGAAACTTTCACGCCAGCGCCCGGTAAAAATTCATGCTTGGCAATACCAATGCCTACCACCATTTGATCATAATCTATTCTTTTTCTAACATCCTCATAATGGTTCTCGGCAAACATTGTGTCAATAGCCTCCTCTTCAGCAATTTCTATAGCGGGTTTATAATTTAAATTCATGTAAAGAGAAAGCTCTTCATCACTAGAAGGTAAATCATCAGGGTTCATTATAAAAGGATCAAACCCCGTATTCTCTTGCACTGTATTTAAAATATCTTTGGCGGCCATTTGACCTTCAATCATATCTTGATACTTGCTTCTTTTTGCTTGGGATAGTGCGTCTTGAGCATAAGCTTTAACTTTAAATAATCTGTCTTGCATGCCATTAACTACAACATCAACAAATTTTGGAAGAATTGGAACAGGTGTCCAATCAAGATTAAGATAAGACAAGTCACCATCAACAGCTAATTCATTCTTGTACTTAGCTATTGACTGCTCTCCCCTAGCATAAAGTCTTAATCTGTTAAAGTCTCTCCATTGGCTATAGTATCTACAGCCATTTGAGTCTTTTCGAAACCATTCGTATTGTATCGCTTGTCCTATCTGTAAACCAAATTCCTTGGTTGCTTTTTCTGAGTCTGATACAAACTGACTTGGAAAACCTACAGATGAAATATTAATTTTTACGTCTTCCATCTATTTGATTAATTCACTGTAATTTCCATTATTGGAATATCTAGCAAAGTTAAGATTTATTTTGTTTTGTTTTTGTTCTGGTAAATATAGGTTTTTCTGGTTTGCCATTATAGCTAAACCAGAGCTGATACTAGCATCAAACTTAGTCCTATTGCTAATATCAAACCTTGCCCACTCATCTAAAGTTCTACTAAAATACATACTACCCATTTCAGAAGGATCTCGATAAGCTCCGGACAAATCCAAACCAATGTGCTTCTCTATATAAGACTCTATTGCAGATCCGTGTGATTGCTTCACATCTTCTGAAGTATTTGGTATACCTCCTAACTCTTTTTCCGTTTTAGATAATTTATTGAAATGTTTATCAGGTCGATTCATAGAAAACCCACGATACCCTCTGTTTTTAAAATGATAAAGTAATCTAGGTTTATTATTCTCTATTAGTATTGGCATACTATAAAAAACACATGCCATTAAAACTTCCTCAAAAAATATTTCTGCGGTCTGTGGCCTAGCTACATATTCTAAGAAAAACTCGTTACTAGGAGCCTCTTCCATGTTAAATTTAGTTAATCCATGCAGCGCACCATTAGATCCTCTTCCTACTACAGTTCCTGAAATATCATATGAGTCACATCCAAATGCGCCAATGTGTTCATTCAAAGGAAAATAATGACCATGCTTCTTATATTTTTTATTGGTGATGTTTTTGTTGGGCATCCACGAAACCTTAAATCTTCCTTTAGGGTCAGGAGAAAATATTACTCTAGAATCTTTAACTCCATTTTCCCAATAAAATCTACCTCTTGTAACATGCTGTTGTATGATTAAAGAATCGTTGTAATCAATTTGTTGGTATATCTTTGTTAAGTTAAATAATGATGTTTTGCTCTCATCCCTAAACGCATGTGACTCTGTCCTTGGAAATTGTCTATAAAATTCATTCAAAGCATCGGCATCGTTTTTTAAAGAATCTACTTCAGCTTGCCAATAGTCAATTGCACCGTTATTTATAAATTCATTATCTACTCCCAAAACTTTATTTTCAGGATTATAAAATACTGGCATTCCGTGTTTATCTATAAACCCCTCCATGTTCCACTCCATCGGAATAAACAAAGAATACATCCCGCTTTTAGTTTGCCCATTACTATTTCTAGTTGCTATATTAGAATCTTCATATAGCTTTTTAAAGTTATCTCCTCCTTTACTAAGCGCATTTGATGTAGAGCCCATCATACACTTACCGATAATTTTGCTTCCTAGCCTCAGACACGTTTTTGTTACCCTCCAGTTGTTTAGTATATTATTAGGCTTTACCCACTTACCACTTTCATCATGTACTAGCAATAGTAATTTCTCCCCATCATAAGAGTTTTCGTCAGTATTTTTCCAGTCAATAGTGGTGTCTAATCCGTACAACTCATCATCTACCGCATCATACATATTCTTTTTAGTGATCTTGGACGCTGGTATTCTAAAAGCTAATTCTGTTTTAGGTTTATCCATACCATCTTGGATTGGTTTAAAAAAGAATGGAAGTCTATTGGCAATAGGAACAACTTTATCAGTAAACATTTTTTTTGCATCCGATCCTGTCTTTGACAGTATGCCAACCCTAGAATCTTTTACAAGGGTTCCAGTATTAACGCACTCTGAGGATCCCATAAAAGAAAATCCAGATCTTCTAATCTTAAGATATACTAATCCAAAAGAACGTTTGTCAGCTTTACATGCCTCCCAAAAAATAAAAAATATTCTATTTGCTTCTCTAAAGTCTGGATATCCAACGTCAATGCTAGTCCACTGAAGGTACATGTAGTGAGATCCAGTGATGTATGTGGGTTTGCCATTATTATAAAACCAATATCCATCATCTCTACGATCAAATTCTTGTTCAATATAATCAACCCATCTGTTTTTAAAAACACTTGCCATTTCATTCCATTGGAATATGGATGGTATGCGATTTAGTTCTTTAGGCAATTCTTTTCTTTCCCAATACTGCTTATTTTTGGTGTCAGATCTTTTTTCAACTTTATTGGGCTCTTTAGGCAGGGCAATGTTTAAACCATTAATATTTACTATTTTTCCAATCTGACCTGACTTAGTAATGACAACCATATCATACTTCTCATTATAGCCATACACCCAGGTCTTTGCTTTGTTTTTGTTTAAAAGCACTGAATTAGTAACAAGATTTTTTACCACATAAAACAATCTATTTTGATCGTCGCTCGGCAAACCCTTGTTTAGTTTGGATCTTGTCCCCATTAGTTTGATTAATAGTTATGTTTTCTTTCTCTACATCTATTTTGTTCAATATATCAAAAGCATCAAATATTGCAAGCTTTTTAGTGGCCGCAGCGTTTTTTAATCTATCTGCGGCTAGCTCATCTTCAGGATCTGGTTTTATTATATCTTCTTTAGCAACCTTAATAAGTTGTTCAACTGCTTTTCTCCCAGCTTCTATAATTTGTAATTTCAAAAGTTCTGAGCTCATAGTGTCATTGTTATTTGGTGGTCAAACATTCTATACAATTCATTCCCATCCACCTCGAATTTGTATTCGCTTTCAGGTTGAAAACTTACTGTCGACCCCGCATCAACTCCTTGTGAAAGTAAATATTTATTAGGATATACCATCTCTCCCATAAGAGGCTCTTCATTGCCGCGTTTAAACATAAATGAATCTTGCTTATCTATCGCCTTTACAAAACAATACCTGTCGTGACTGTACCACTTACCATCTTGCTTATACATGTAGAACTGGTCGTTGTCAATAAAAAAAAGATCATCTTTAAAATAACTCTTTCCGCTTTGCTGACGACCCTTCATGTCGTTATAATATTTAAAAACATTGTGGTGAACTAAAAGTACATCACCTATCTCAATCGGCCCGTTGTAGTTTAATGGTGTTTCTGTAACAATGCCCTCTCGGTTTGCTACGGTATAGTCTTCTTCTGAAGAGCTTGTAATAAGTTCAATACCACTGATTGATTTTGTGTTGTTATACCTTTTCCCTTTGAGAGGCTTAACAATAAAATAAAAAGGTGATTTCATTAAAAATTTATGTTGTATTCAATAGATATAGGCATAGGGGAGGTAAACTCTTTCCACAAAACAATTTCATCTTTTCTCTGAATCCATATTTTTAGTGAATCTGTGTTGAGGTCATACTGTATAAGATGTATGAAATAACTTCCGTTTAAGACCTCTTGGCCAACCAAGTAATGCATCGCTCCTGACTTATAATCAGGCCCAACAGATATCTTTCTTATATCCATTTGATTTGATTTAATTTAGATATAAAGATACAAATATTTTAACGCCCTTGTCCTCGGTAACGTTTACGGTAATTTTTAGAAGTTTTTAAAGAAGAGCTCTTATTTTTAGAATGAACACCTGGTCTCTTTACTTTAGTTTTAATGTTTGTAGAATTAAGATTCATTGACATTGTTATTATTTATCAAATCTGTTTTTTGTTTACTACCAGCTGATGAACCAAAGTAATATCCTATCACTTGAGTAAATGCTGCAACAACAGCACCAAAGCCCATGTCAAATAATCTTTGTGATTCTTCGGGTACTTCCCACAACCCTATAGCTCCAGCTATAACACCAATAAAACATAAAGTAATACCCCAACCAACTGTCTTAAATAATATATCATTAGACCCTGATGCTAAGGCAGCCATTTCTCTTTGCCTCGCAGAAGCACGATCCGCTACTTCAGCCTCGTATGCTTCGAGGACCATCTCTTGAGCCCGTATTTTGTCTTCAGGTGGAGCGTCTGAATTTTTTATAGACGATACAACTTGTTCTACAGACATGTCGCCTTGAATTAATTTACCTAAAGTTGGATTTATAAGACCAACCGAAGCTTTGAGTATACGGCCCACAGTAGTTTGGCCAAATTTTTTCTTTGCCTTACCCATAGTTCTTATATTTAGTTTTACCATTTTCTCTGTAAGCTATTAAAGATTTACCTCTATTTTCTGCTGTAGAAATAAAACTTATGTGTACCCAGTCTGGGTTTATGTCATTACCAAACTCCCATATAATTTGATCAAAGTTAAGGGTGTCTTTTATGTAGTTAAACATTTCAGCATTTGTCTTATGGCCGAAGGTATCGTCTATGTCCATGGCGCGTCCTTCACAATGTTGGCTGCGTGAACTTCCTCCAATAGCTTGATTGAGATCTTCTGATCTATAAAACGAATTAATTTTAATTGGTCCCCCAACCCACCGTCTTAACGGTTCAAATAAATGTATTGATATAGCACTCATGTTGCTAAGTGCATATGAATTAGGAGTATTGCTTATATTAAGCCTTGTAGCGGTATTTGATTTAACTCCTTCGCGGTATGAAACATGTTCACTTATTCTTTCCATACATTATGTACCACTTATGAACAGTATAACCAATAGCAACAAGAGTTGCTATAATTTTTAGTGCCACATCTATATCAGTCATAGAAGTGGCTACGGCACCTATATTCAGGCCGTAGATTTTTAAATCAGTCAAACTTTCTGTTTTTAGGTTGAACATAAATATAATTTATATTAATATTACCTGCCGATGTATTACAAACGTACATATTTTATTTTTTAAAACCTTTAGTACCGCTATTTTTTAAAGCCATAGCGCCTTTTGATCCTGATCTTTTTTTCCCTGACATTGCTTTGGGGACATGAGAAAGCTGCTTGCCTACATTTTTTATAGCCTTAGAAACGTCTTTAAGCTCTTCTCCCACACGATCTACTTTGTTAGATACATCTGCCTTCATTTCAGCAAACTTCTCCTCTAAGATATCAGGAATCATGTTATTGTTCTCATCTTTAGTAAATCCTTTTTTGGTAAGCCAAATAGCCCCTATTATATTAAATATTATTAAAGATATTACTAGTATTATAATTAGTGTTATTACATCCATAATTAAATTTTTTATTCAGAATAAAGTTGGAGCACTTGAAACTCTGTCAATGCTGTATTAAAGATTCTTACTTGGTCTATTTTACCGTTAAAATATTGAGTAGACAAAATTCCTAGCCTACCAATGGTTAAAGGCAATGATGTAGAATTAAATTGAAAATCTGTGCTAGAGGAATTAAAAACCTCCTGCCCATTTTCATATAATTTTATAGAAGTTGGAGTTTTTACAACCATAGCGTGAAACCAAGTATTCGTGGAGTAAGAATTAGGTGATAAATATGTTACATTCCCTCCGCTAGTATTACCAGCTAATGCTAATTTACCTCCTTGAAGTCTAAACCACCAACCCCTATCAGCTCCTGAACCGTGATAAGTTGATGTAATAACTTGAGTAGCAGAATTAGAGTTTGAATTAATCCAAGCACTTACTGTGAATGTTTGAGATATAAAAACAGAATTACTAGCAGTTTGAATATAACTACTACTTCCATTAAACACCGCAGCTTTATCAAAATATCCACCAGCATAAGCTTCAGTACCACCCCACGTTCCATTGTATGTCGAGGAGTCTGTTGAGTTAGCATTATTTTCAAACTGATAAAGCGCTACTCCTGTGCTACCGCCAAACACATCAAGAGTGCTTATTGTATTGCAATACACTTCTTCGTAAAGGTCGGTTACTTTACTGGCTGAAAGCGGCGTTGAAAATATGCGTACTTGGTCTATATCGCCATCAAACCAACTACTTTCATTGCTTGTTTTGTAACCACCCAATCTATTATCTCCTTGTGTTGTAGGTGTGTCGTTTGATGTTCCAGATGATGGTAGTGTTGAACCAGCCGGATTTGGGTTATAAGTTGAATCATCAATAACAATATTATTATCTAAATAAACTAAAATTCCGTCAGTGGAAGATTTAGTATATGCAATGTGATACCATTGGTTTGTGTTATATACATTATCTAATGAATAGAAGTTAACTCCTTGAGAAAATACTCTTATGTTTTTAGTTCCACCAGAAGTTAAAAAAATAAAAGACCTTGGAGATGATGGGTTATTATATGAATAAAGACATTGAGTACCTGAAGAATCAGTTTTAAACCAAGCGGAAAACGTATAGTTGTTTTGTTGCGCTATAGAAACGGGTAAAACTATCTTAGTACTACTTCCATTAAATAATCCACCTGTCCCATAAGGAGCAACACTATAGGCTTCTTTGCCAGCAGCCCAAGTTCCGTTATAAGCGTTAGCAGTTGAGTCATTAGCACTGCCATCAAGCTTATAGTAAGCTAGTGTATTTGAGTTGGTGGATGATCCAATTGCATCTACTGAGTATCCAATTGTGTTAGTTGTACAAGGACATTGCACTTCTTCGTAAAGTTGTGTTACTTGACTACTTGTAAGGGCAGTTGAATAGATGCGTACTTGGTCTATATCGCCATCGAAAAATCTTATTGTTCCTTGCGAACCTATTGTCCAAGCTTCCGAAAAAACTTTATCTAATGTTAGATTACTACTTGACAAGGTTTTTGTGATTTCAGGAGATGAATTTCCATCTAAATATACGTTAAGTGTTGCATTCGAATTATCTAAAACTAAAACTACATTATGCCAATTTCCATCAGATATATTAGTAGTTCCAACACTTGTAAAAGTTGGAAAATTGTATCCTGTTATCTCTAAAACACTATTTCTTACTACAAACAAAAGTACTTTTCCTGTAATGGTTCCTGTTGTGTCATCAGAAACAATAATAGTCTTTATATTACTATCCGTATTTGATGTTTTAAACCAAAGACTAAAACTAACTGAACCTGTGTAAGAGTTAGAAAGAAGTGATGGGGCAGTTATCTTACTACTACTACCATTAAATACAGCAGCTTGACTGTATGGAGATCCGTTTACATAGGTGATGTCATTAGGAGTTCCGTCATGATTATTTGTTGTCTCATCTGTAGCGCTGTAGTCAAGTTTGTAGTAAGCTATACAAGTTGCGCCGGTGGGATAATCTACGATATTAGTCGTGCACTCTTCCTCGGTTTGTATCTGTCTCCAAGTGCTTCCATCATAATATTCAACATATTTTAATGTAGTATTATATCTCCATTCACCAGTAGAAGGGTTTGTGGGTCTTGATGCTGTATCTCCAGTAGGGAGTTTTAAAGACGTATTAGTAGCGCTTAAATCAAATATTTCTGGTGTTGTAATTTTTGTTATAGCCATAACTTATGTAAATGTTACTGTTCCTGTTCCTGTTGCTGATATAACAGTTATTTTTTCATTACCATCTGTAAAAGGAGAATTAGCATTTTCTCCTGCCGAAACTGTACATGTAAATGTACTTGGATATCTTAATATAATAACTCCCGACCCGCCTGCACCAGATGTTGAGGTTGTGTCATTTCCTTGACCGCCGCCGCCTCCTCCGGTATTAGCTGTTCCTGCGCCTCCAGCCCCTGATGCTCCTTGACCGCCGCCGCCGTTTCCTCCAGCTCCACCTGATCCTGTAAATCCTCCGCCGCCGCCTCCAGCATAGAAGACGTTACTTCCTATAACTTCTCCCACAGAAGCAGTGCCTGCATTAACAGAATTTAGTATGTTTACAGCCAGACCAACTCCTCCAACACCCCCGATATTACTACTGGAAGCATTACCGCCAGCACCACCGGCTCCTCCGCCGCCGCCGCCGGCATAAAGCGTTCCTCCTGTTCCACCACTATTACCTTGACCTGTTGTGCCTGCCCCTCCGGTTGTGCCATTTAAATAAGCTGCTCCACCACCTGAACCTCCTAATTTTCCGTTTGCAGTAGATGAACTCGTTCCACCGCCGCCGCCGCCGCCTCCAATGGCGGTTATGTCTTGAGACCCCGCAGATGAGGCATTTAAAAAAGAATTTTCTCCATTATTTCCAGCTACCTGAGTTGTTCCAGGATTAACTGCTCCTGCTCCAACTTGAAAGTTTATTGCTGATCCTGCATTTAATGTAATCTTAGCTGAAGTGTAATTAGTAAGTAATCCACCGGCACCACCAGCTCCAGACCTTCCACTACTATTACCACCTCCGCCGCCACCAGCTACAACTAAATATTCAATTTCAAGCTCAAGGCCTGTGTTAACAAAGTTCTTCCAGTCACTTCCATTGTAGTGTTGCATTGTGCTAGCTGATAATCCTGAAGTCTGAGTGGTGTCGTTTCTGATCATACCTTCAACAGCCGTGCCTGAAAATGCACCGCCCGTTGGCATTCTCAAACCATTTTCACTGTCGGTTCTATTTAAATCTACGCTTCCTGCTTTTACTTTGGTGAGTGCCATTTTATTCTGTTATTTGATCCCACGTCTGATTATCTTCATTCCAAATATAATCGGGTAAGTTATTAATATCAGGATGTTCTACCGGAGGAACCCAATCTATTCCATTATATGTCCAACTAGGATATGGTTGATCTCCCGTTGGCGGTTTCCAGTAATAGTCCACCCATTCTTCTGTATCTTCTTTCCAAAACCATTCGCCTTCTTCCGGGCATGGAGTCGGTGCCTCCCAGTAACAAGTTGACTCATTTAGGGTCCAACTTGCATAAGGTTGGGGTGTGTAAAATGCGTCTCTTACAGAATCATATAAGTAACCCTTCCCCGCATAGTTTTTTCTAAAAGGTGTTCCACCGTATTGATGTACACCTCCGATAGTATTGTATGAAGTTCTTTTTGCATCTTGAGACTGGGTTTCACGACTGTACATTTTCTCAAGGAAAGAAGTATTATCAAATGTCTCTGTAGGCAGGGCAGCAATTTGCTCTGGCGTGAGGTCTATTGTGTCTCCAACTGGACGCTCTTCTGTTGTTTCGTCTATTCCGGTTATAACCCTTTCAACTATAGAAGGTTTGTTTTGTACTTCAGTATTCTTAGCTTCAATCTGACTATCCACAGTCTCTGTGCCTTCATTCTGCTTTGTTTGCATCTGGGCCTTAAGATCATCCTGTTGACTTTTTAAACTAGCCTTTTCAACCTCGATAGCATTTTTTATAGGATCTACTTGCTCGGCTGTGGGGAAATCTTCACTGAGAAGATCTTCTGGATAAAGCGCTTGAAGCTCAGCTTCTAGAGCCTCTAATGTAGAACTAGTATTTTTAGAATTATAGTCGGCTAGTAACGCTTGATATTCCGCGCTATTCATGTTAGTAGCTATAATATCATCTTTAGTTTGATATAGAACTTCTAACTCCTGACGCTCAATAACTGTCGTTGTAAGGTTTGATATTAATGCGTAGTGTCCCATATTAGCTAAATGTTATTGTTCCAATGCCTGTTGTAAAGCTTGTTACTTTTTCTGAGCCATCTGTTATAGTTGAAGATATTAGTCCAGCTCCTATATTAATTGTATAACTATTTGGATATCGTAAAATTACAATACCTGAACCGCCTGTACCTCCTGTAAAATTTACTCCAGCAGACGCTCCTTTTGATCCAGCGCCTCCTCCGCCTCCTCCGGTATTAACTAATCCATTATCGCCATTTGCGGTAGTTCCTTTTCCATTTCCGCCGCCGCCTAAGCCACCACTTCCACCATTATTAACTTGATAAATTCCACCACCACCGCCACCACTATAATAGGTAGCAGTTCCTGTTATAGAAAATTGCAAACCATTACCACCAGCTCCACCCGATGAACTAGATCCATTAGAACCATTAGAACCGATACCAGCGCCTCCACCAGCGCCCCAATTATTTCCTGCACTATAACTAGTACCTCCACTATTTGATGGTAAACTCCCGCTAGCACCACCTGCACCGCCTTGAGATTTTCCCCCTCCAATTCCACCTGTAGCTACTTCATTAATAATACCACTAGCAACTATTGAAGAATTTTCTCCATCGCTTGATATTGGAGTTCCATTACCAGCTCCTCCCGCGCCGCCAGCACCTACTGTTATTGTGTAATTAGTATCTATTAATAATTTAATTCCTGTACTATATTGATATCCACCACCACCGCCACCGGCAGACCAAACTGTGGCATTTCCTCCTCTTCCGCCGCCGCCGCCGCCGCCGCCGGCTACAACCAAAAAATCAACATCAATAGCTATATTGTTTTCTTTTAGATTTAGCCACTGTGCTGTGCCTGTTTTGTCAGTATAAATCTGTGTTTTTTTTGTAGTTGTGTTTACACGTAATTCTCCTAACGCACCTACAGGCTCCTGTGCAGATGTTCCTTTCACCCAGGTCAAACCGGAGGTATCACCACTAAGATCTATAACATCGGTACTGACTTTAGTTATTGCCATTTAATATATATTAAGTAGTTGTTACTGCCTCAACAGTTGAACCATCGGGGAAGACTCCGCTTGCTAGGGTAAGTGTTTTACCAGATAAAGCAGAAAAGTTTACTTTCGATTGATACACACCGTCCACATAAACATCTATAAAGTTACTATTAGTTGGATTTGTTGTCGAGGTAACTGTAATTGAATTTGTTGAAGTACCGCTTATAATAAAAGTATCTACCGTTTTAGAAACACCTGCAGCTGATTCTATTTCAATATTTGTACCAGAAAGTCTTGTAAGTGTTATCCCTGTTCCTGCAGTTAATAGAACTGTAGAATTATCCGATCCAGATCCTGATGTTAGATTTAAATTAACATTATTGCCAGATGCGCTTGCATTTAAATCATAAGTGTCTCCCGATGGTAAAGTTATCCAAGAGCCAGATGCACCATCTAAGTATTTACCAGCTGAACCTCCGGCAGGAACAATTCCTACATTAGCTGCTCCTGCATAAGTGTTTGCAGTAATAGTTAAAACATCTGTAGCCGAAGTAGTTGTTGTTATTCCTGTGCCTCCTGAAATATCTACTGTATTTCCATCACTGATAGTTTGATTAGCGCCACTGTCCCCGCTAAGTGTCCATGATGTATATCCGGCAGGTAAAGTTATCCAAGAGCCAGATGCACCATCTAAGTATTTACCAGCTGA